TTGGATCTTCATATGCGCCAATTGTGTAACTCAGATACTCAACCCCTGAGTGTTATTGACTGGTCGCTCACCCTGAGTGCTCTGACGGAGGATTAATGGATTTCTGGACCCTTTTCCAGGTATTGATATTAGGCGCGGTTGAAGGCCTGACCGAGTTTTTGCCCATCTCGAGTACCGGCCACCAGATTATTGTCGCCGACCTGCTCGAGTTTGGCGGCGAACGCGCGATGGCGTTCAACATCATTATTCAACTGGGGGCCATTCTTGCTGTGGTCTGGGAGTTTCGTCCGAAGATCTTCGATATCGTCAAAGGCCTGCCCACCGAGCGCAACGCGCAACGTTTCACCCTTAATCTGCTGATCGCGTTTTTCCCGGCCGTTATCCTCGGCGTGTTATTCGCCGACGCGATTCATGAATACCTGTTCAACCCGATCACCGTTGCGGTGGCCCTGGTTGTTGGCGGCATCGTCATGTTGTGGGCCGAACAGCGCAGCCATGTAGTCAGCGTCGAACATGTCGACGACATGCGCTGGTCTCACGCGTTGAAGGTCGGTTTCGTACAGTGCCTGGCGATGATTCCCGGCACCTCACGCTCCGGCTCGACCATCATCGGCGGTCTGCTCTTCGGCCTCTCGCGCAAAGCCGCCACCGAGTTCTCGTTCTTCCTCGCCATGCCGACCATGGTTGGCGCTGCCGTGTACTCCGGCTACAAATACCGCGACCTGTTCCAACCCAACGACCTGCCTGTCTTCGCCCTCGGCTTCGTCACCGCATTCATCTTCGCCATGATCGCCGTGCGTGGCCTGCTGAAATTTATCGCCAACCACAGCTATGCCGCGTTCGCGTGGTATCGGATCGCGTTTGGTTTGTTGATTCTGGCGACTTGGCTGTTCGGCTGGGTGAACTGGACCGCCGCAGCGGCCGCCTGATCACTGAGCGCTGATCAACGCCGCCACGGCGAGATCATTTAACCCCGAATCCGACGACTCCTGGCGATAGCGCTGCAAGGCCGAGGTGAAATACGCGGCTTGCAGCATGCCGTCGCTGGCCAGATAGAGTCGCGCGTCTTCTTGCTCCTCGGCGGAGTAAACACGCTTGTGACTGTCGGTGGTTTCCTGGCTAGACGAAATAGGTGCGAGGATCAAAGACACCAAAGTGAAGCCGGAAAACTGCGTCACCTCCCACGGCGTATCCGTACGGCCCATGCAAAAGCCATCGCAGTGCGCATAAACGTTGGAAGTGAAGCTGAACAAGGCGAGGAGGGTGAAACGCTTGAAACCAGAAAAAGTAAACGCGGACATAAACAAAAGACATCCTGTCAGTACAACAAAACACCGGGCAACGCTCATGCATTGCCCGCACATTCAAAACTTCAATCAACGCCCTTCAAGCAACTCAGCCGCCTGATCCAGCAACGCCAGCGGATCCTTGGCCTTGTGAATATCCACCGACAACAACTGACGAAACTTGCGCGCCCCGGGGAACCCTGTGCCCAGGCCCAGCACATGCCGAGTGATGTGATGCATCGCACCACCGGCCAGCAAATGCTCGGCGATATACGGCCGCAACTGCGCCAACGCCTCAGCCCGACTGATCACCGGCGCGGTACTGCCGAACAGTTGCTGATCCACCTCCGCCAGTAAATACGGATTGTGATAAGCCTCACGCCCCAACATCACGCCATCGAACGTCTGCAGATGCTCATGGCAGGCCTCCATCGTCTTGATCCCGCCATTCAGCACAATCTCCAGCTCCGGAAAATCCGCCTTCAACTGCGCCGCCACGTCATAACGCAACGGCGGAATGTCGCGATTCTCCTTCGGCGACAACCCCTCCAGAATCGCAATCCGCGCATGCACGGTAAAACTCGTGCACCCGGCATCGCGCACGGTGCCGACGAATTCACACAGCTCAGCGTAACTGTCCCGACCGTTGATCCCGATGCGATGCTTCACCGTTACCGGAATCGACACCGCATCACGCATCGCCTTCACACAATCGGCCACCAACTGTGGATGCCCCATCAGGCACGCGCCGATCATGTTGTTCTGCACACGATCACTCGGGCAGCCGACGTTAAGGTTCACCTCGTCGTAGCCGTGTTCCTCGGCCATGCGCGCGCAGGCGGCGAGATCCAACGGAACACTACCGCCGAGCTGCAAGGCGAGCGGGTGCTCGGCTTCGTTGTGGCGGAGGAAACGCTCGTGATCGCCGTTGAGCAACGCGCCAGTGGTGACCATTTCGGTGTAGAGCAGGGCGTTCTTCGACAGGAGGCGTAGGAAGAAACGGCAGTGGCGGTCCGTCCAATCCATCATGGGCGCAACGGAGAACCGCCGAGACAGCGCAGGGCTTGAGTTTACTGGGCTGGAGTGGGTATTTGGTACCATTTGGCTCAACGTATTTATAGCGTGTTTTTAGGCGTTTTCAGGCGTTTTTCCGATGTCGCTGGTACAATGTACCAATCACTTTCGGAATTGTACCAGTCGACTATGGCAACGATCAGAGCACGAAAACGCACCGATGGCTCAGTCAGTTACACGGCACAGATACGCCTGTTTCGCGATGGAGCGCAAGTCTACCAAGAGAGCCAGACCTTCGCCCGGAAACAGGCGGCACAAGCGTGGGTGCGGCGACGTGAGGCAGAGCTAGATCAGCCTGGTGCGATCGAGCGGGCGAACCGCAAGGGCGTCACCGTACAGGACATGATCAAGCAGTATCTGGATGAAATGGAGAAAGTCCGGCCGTTGGGTAAAACCAAGGAAGCCACTCTAAATGCTATCGCGGCGACGGAGTTTGGCCAGACCGTTGATTCGGCTATCAACAGTCAGCGCTTGGTGGATTTTGCACTCTGGCGAATGAGTAAAGAGGGCGGCGGCGTCCAGCCGCAAACGGCTGGTAACGATCTGGCGCACCTTGGGGCTGTCCTTTCGATTGCGCGTCCCGCTTGGGGGTATGAGGTAGACCCTCACGCGATGCCGGACGCTCGGAAGGTGTTAAGGAAGCTCGGCTACAACATGAAGAGCCGGGAGCGCGATCGCCGTCCAGCCAAAGACGAGCTAGATAAACTTTTGGAGCACTTCGTCAGTATGCAGCAGCGTCGACCGAGTTCGATCAACATGCTGAAGGTGATTGGCTTCGCGATTTTTTCCACCCGTCGGCAGGATGAGATAAGTCGAATTGTATGGGACGACGTCGATGAGTCGAATCAGCGGGTGCTGGTGAGAGATATGAAAAACCCTGGGCAGAAAATTGGCAATGACGTTTGGTGCCACCTACCCGACGAAGCCTGGAGAATTCTGCAAAGCATGCCAAAAGAGCGTGCGGAAATTTTCCCCTACAACTCTTCGTCGATCTCTACGGCTTGGGCGAAGGCGTGCAAGTTTCTGGAGATTGAAGATCTTCACTTCCACGATCTGAGACACGACGGAGTTAGTCGGTTGTTTGAGATGGATTGGGATATCCCGCGGGTGGCCAGCGTTTCCGGGCACCGTGACTGGAACTCGTTGCGTAGGTATACCCATCTTCGCGGGAAGGGTGATCACTATGCCGAATGGCCATGGTTAGAGAGGATCATTCAAGCGCCCGTGAAGTTGGGCGCTTGGGGTAAGCAGTGAATTAGCTGGCTCGGCGAATTCCGTTGAGCTGGTTGCATTCCTTTACCGCAGCCTCTCGCTGCGAATCTAAGTAAGCTGCTAGGTCTGTGATATGTACACCTTTCGCACTTTTCTGGCTGGATTCAAGCCTAGTGATGGGGATTCGAATTTGACCGGCCATTACTTTGCGTTGAAACATATCAGTAGTTAGATGTGTGAAATAGTCTTTGCACACTTGATTGAGTGGAATGATTGTCAGCCCGTTGTATTGGGCCATGAGCAGAAATAAAGTTTTCATGCGGCCTCACACATTTTCAATTCCTGACAATTGTTCGAATGCTCTTGCTGCCACGAGTGGAACTTGTCCGTTGCCAATGGCTTTAAGCCGGTCCACCCGATGGGCCACCCCATCAGCCACTCGGCCCATTCCGGGTTCAGATGACCACCATCCAGTGCCATCACGGCGTGATCCAGACGATCGTTCGAGCGGTCGGCCCCGGATCGGCGAGTTAGTGCGGCAGGGGAGGATCCCTTTGCCATGCTCGCCACCGGTGTTGGCCACCGTCTGACGGGTGTCTTCTGCGATGAGCCAGATCCGGTCCCGCTGGTGAGGTGCGCCGAGGTCAGCCGCTCCGATAACACCCCATCGCGCGTCATACCCCATTTCGGCAAGGTCACCGAGCACCACGGCAAGTCCTCTTCCCACAAGCAGTGGTGAGTTCTCCAGTTCGACGTAGCGCGGTCGTACCTCATCGATAATTCGTGCCATCTGCCGCCAAAGTCCGGAACGGGCACCGGCGATACCCAGGCCGTTTCCTGCGACCGAAATGTCCTGGCAAGGAAATCCTCCCGAAACCACATCAACAAGGCCGCGCCATGGTCGTCCGTCAAAGCTGCACACGTCAGACCAAATCGGGAAAGGCGGGAGCAATCCATCGGTTTGTCGTTGCGCCAGAATCTGTGCGGCGTAGGCATCACGCTCAACGGCGCAGACGGTGCGCCAGCCGAGGAGGTGGCCGCCGAGTATTCCGCCACCAGCGCCTGCGAAAAGAGCCAGCTCATTCACGCAATCTCCTTGATAGACGGAAAGCTTGTAAATGGGCATGCTCGGCTCCTTTTTCTGGGTAGGAGCCATGATGGATGATGAATTGTAAAATTCCGGAGAGGATGGTCACTCAAACGCTTTGGGCAGTGTGGGCTTTGCTCTTTGGGGGGGCCGCTCTTTGGCTTTTGGTTGGGTCGGTTGCTTACTGGGTAAAGCATGGGTGGCTTCCGCCCGATACATCTGGGTGGGTGCAAGGTTTGGGGTCTATTTTGGCTATCGCAATTGCTATCTCTGTTCCTTGGTATCAAAAGCGTCATGATCTGACTCTTAAGGAGCAAGACAAGAGACTTTTCGAAATAGCCAGATCTGAACAATTGGTTTGCTTGTGTCAAGAGTTTCACACATTTGTAGATAATCAGCCTTATGACGATGCGCACGCTGATTACAAACCCTCTAACGAAATACGCCGTACTATTCTCACTGATCAATTGGCCCGTTTGACCGAAACCCAGAAAGGCGAATTGAATGCGGAGAGGATGCGGATCGGCCTTAAATTGAGATTTGAAATTCACGATTGGCTCAAATATTTCGCGGATGATGCGCCTCCAGCACTTGGTGATTTTTTTGAACGAACGCAGAAGCGACTGCCTCGCCTCGAAAGAATCAGAGATGAAGCTGAAAACGAAGTACGTAAGCTTGAAGGCAAGCCGCTGATAGAACCTCCCGAACCAGTGGTTAAGGAAGTGGAAGACGTTCCCTGGTAGTGAGGGAATATTGCTCATCTTTTCAAAGAGCAGAGCGGGCGGCTTCGGATAAAACCTCGTCATGCTGTTTCCTCCAGCTCTTTTGGCTCCAAAAGAGCTGCCATTGCTAGCGCTTGGGCTCGGAGGATGAGGGATTCACGTTCCAGGTTTTTGCCGGTGCGGAAAGCAGCGAATGTCTCGGCGGCAATCCTGAGTTTTTCAACAATGGCCAGCAAAGTTTGGCGTTCTGGCTCTCCGAGTTTCGAAGCGGCCAGTGCGCGCTCATAGTGGGAGTACAGTTGTTTATGCTCATCATGTGCTTGGACAAGCGAAAGCTTTAGGTTTTGGATCGCCTCCGAATTGTCGGATTTTTGAATGGCTTTCCCTTCCTCGATGCCTCTTATGAGCCCGCTGCGATAGCCCACCCAGTAAAGCAAGGCGGACGCAATAATGATGCTGATAAGCGCGTATATCTGAATTGTTGTCATGTGCTATGTGCCTTAGCGAAACCCTCCGCCGGGATGCTTGGTGAGAGGCCGGCGAAAGGTGATTGCAGTGTTGGGTTAGCCCAAGTTGAAATTGCCGATAGTTAGCTGCGCGCCGCCCCCGACTTCGTGTTGCACGACTTCCTTGAATTCTTGTGCCAAGTCTTCGCGAAGCTGTTCTTCTCCAATCCAGCGCAGGCGCAGCAGGGGTTTGTCCCCGCCGGTGAGAACGGCTACACGCAGGCGGATGATCTGGACTTTCAGCCCTTCATATGGCTCGACGGTGAACAGGAATTCAGCAGGCAACCCTTCTGAGGACTTGGCCTCAATCTGGTCCATCGCTGAACGAGAGGCGCTTAGGTCGCCGACAATGTGTTCGCTCTTGCGTGCTTGCTCGATGCTGATGGAGCGGATGGCACTCGCGGCCTTACGCAAATCGATGGGACTGTCAGCCGTTCCGGTCGGGCGTGATCATCGTCCTGCCGGATCTGCCCAGCCCGACCAATGAAGGCGTCAGCTTGTGGGATTGACCTCGGCCGTCGCCGGCGCGCCGCCGCGTTACGCGTAACGCGTAACGGCACCTTGTTTTTCTGACCCGCCTTGTGCGGGTTTTTTATTGGAAAAAATCCATGACCCCGATGTTTCGCATTGTCGCCGATGGGGCCGACGTCACTGCCAAGATCAATGATCGTCTGTTGTTGCTGCGCACCTCTGACAAGCCGGGCATGGAGTCCGACGAGTTTGAGTTGCGTATCGACGACCGTGATGGTCAGGTGAAATTGCCACGGCGTGGCAGCGCTATCGAGATCTACCTGGGCTATGCCGAAACGACCTTGGCGCGCATGGGCAGCTACACCGTCGACACGGTCGAGGTGTCAGGCCCGCCGGACACCATCGTGATCAAGGGCAAGGCCAGCGACGTGCGTGGCAGTGGCAAAACCATCCGTAGCGGTAGCTGGGAAGGTGTGCCGTTGTCGAAGATCGTGGCTGACGTAGCCGCGCGCAATGGCTGGACGCCGGTGTGTCCGGTGTCGACCAAGGTCGCCCGCGTCGACCAGCTCAACGAGTCCGATTTTAATTTCATCACCCGGCTGGCCAAACAGTACGACTGCACAGCCAAGGTCGCCGACAGCAAGCTATTGGTGATGCCGCGTCAGGGTGGCCAGACAGCCAGCGGTAAGACGTTCGGCGCCATTACCCTGACTCGACGCGACCTCAGCCGTTGGCAATTCAGTCTCGGTGATCGCAACTCACACAAGGCGGTTTCGACCAAGCACCAGAACAAAAAGGACGGCAAGCTGGAGGTGGTCACCATCGACAACGATGACTCCCCGGACGGTCTGCCGGCGGTGCATACCGATCGCCATATCTACCCGAACAAGACCGCCGCCGAAGCGGCCGCCAAGGCCCGTCTGTCAGCGTTCAATCGCTCGACCGCCGACGTGCGATTTGAGATGCCCGGCCGAACAGACATCTTCGCCGAGCGGCCGATTCTCGCCCAAGGCTTCAAGGAAGGGCTTGATGGCGAATACCTGGCGGATTCGGTCGAGCAGGTGTTCACTCAGTCCGGCTGGTCGACCACGGTCGAATGCAACGCCGGCAAAGCAGGTAAATCCATGGGCAAGAAAAAGAAAGGGGCTAAAGCACCGCTCAAGGTTGTGAACATCGAGAAGCAGTAACCGCATCCCATCGCCGCCTGAGTGCGGCTTTTTTATGTCTGGAGTTTTGTATGTCCATCACGGAACAACAGCTGCAAAGCATCATGCCCAACGCCCGCCGCCAAGCGGGCGTTTTTGTATCCGCCCTCAACGCAGCCATGGCCCATAGGCAGATCAACACGCCGAAACGGCAAGCCGCTTTTCTGGCGCAAGTCGGTCACGAGTCGGGACAGTTGCAGTACGTCCGGGAACTGGGCGGCGACCAGTACCTGAGCAAATACGACACCGGCAACCTGGCTGCAAAACTGGGCAATACGCCGGCAGCGGATGGTGATGGCCAGCGCTATCGCGGTCGCGGCTTGATCCAGGTCACTGGCCACAACAACTACCTGCGCTGCAGTTTGGCGCTGTTCGGTGACGAGCGATTGTTGCGCACGCCTGAACTGCTGGAGCTGCCGCAGTGGGCCGCCGAGTCGGCCGCATGGTTCTGGTCGGTGAATGGGCTGAACGCGCTGGCTGATCAAAACGAATTCAACACGATCACCCGCAGGATCAATGGCGGTCTCAACGGCCTGCAGGATCGGCTGGAGTTGTGGGGGCGGGCGAGGGCGGTGCTATGCGTTTCGGCGAACTGATCCCGGCGCCGTATCGGCTACTGGCAAAAGGCGTGCTGCTGGTCGTCTTGGTCGGTGGTTCTGCGGCCATCACCTGGCGAGTCCAGGAATGGCGTTATGGCAACCAGCTCGCCGAACAAGGCCGCCTGCACACCGAAACGCTCAATCAGATAACCCTTGCTTCGGCCGCTCAGCAGCGTGCCGAACAGGATAAACGCCTCGCGCTCGAGCAGCGCTTGGCAACCAGTGAACAAACCCATTATCGAGCCTTGAGTGATGCCCAACGTGATCAAGGTCGCCTGCGCGACCGTCTTGCCACTGCTGATCTGCGCCTGTCAGTCCTACTCGATGCCACCACCGGCGCCGGCAACGGATCGCTGTCAGCCTCCACCGCCACCGGCAGCGTGGTTCATGGCTCCACAGGAGCCGAACTTGACCCAGCGCATGCTCAACGAATTGTCGGCATCACCGATTACGGCGACCGAGGACTGATTGCCCTCGCAGCCTGTCAGGCATACGCCAAAGAAGTCTCATCACCGAAGTGAAAAAGAGCGGCTGGCCCGGATGCGTCAACATCCGGACCAGCCGCCGTCCCTGCAGATGGTCCCTGCAAGTCCAGCCAAGGCTCTTGCTCCGTGCACAAAGCGCGGCGAGCCTAGCACCTGTTTATCCATACAGTAAAGGTCTTGCTTTCATGTATACACCCATCATCCCTTGGATGGGCGGCAAACGCCGCCTGGCCGATCGCCTCATTCCGCTTTTTCCGCCACACGAATGCTACGTTGAAGTCTTTGCCGGCGGTGCCGCGCTCTACTTCATGAAGCCCCAGCCGTCGCCGGTCGAAGTCCTGAACGACATCAATGGCGACTTGGTCACGCTTTACCGCGTCGTGCAGAACCACCTTGAAGAATTCGTGCGCCAATTCAAGTGGGCGCTCAGCTCGCGGCAGGTGTTCGAATGGCAGAAAATGACCCGCCCTGAAACCCTCACCGACATCCAGCGCGCCGCCCGTTTCTTCTACCTGCAGCACCATGCCTTCGCCGGCAAGGTCTCCGGTCAGACGTTTGGCACGGCGACCACTGCCCCGGCCATCAACCTGCTGCGCATCGAGGAAAACCTCTCGGCCGCTTGGCAGCGCCTGTCCGGCACGTACGTCGAAAACCTCCCCTGGCTTGAATGCGCTGAACGCTACGACCGTGCCCACACCTTCCATTACATGGATCCACCTTACTGGCAGACCGCCGGCTATGGAGTGCACTTCCCGTTCGATAATTACGAGCGGATGGCCGACTTCATGCGCCGCTGCAAAGGCAAGGTGATGGTCAGCATCAATGATCATCCGGACATCCGCCGTGTGTTCGAGGGCTTCCACTTTGAGACTTTGGACATCCGATACACCACAGCCAACCAGCGTCAAGGGAAGGCTGAAGTCAGTGGCGAGTTGGTAATCATGAATTGGAGACCGGTGGATTTGGGTGGGCTGTTCTAAGCGGATTCACCAAAACGGCCACCCCTCGAGAAAACGACAGCTGATGCCTATTGCGAGGAGTTTTTACCTCCGGCGTCCTGCCGATCGTGCACTCTCTTCATGTAACCCGTTGCTACGCGGGATCTCTCACTGAGGGAGTCCAATGCTGAATTCAGTTCTGCTCCCATCCCTGCTTACAAAACCAGCGAAAACAAGCTTTCCTTCGAAGCAGCCATCATGGAATTGCTAAAATAGGTTGAGCCGCGTGGATCTTCTCATGATGCTAAGAATGTCCGCGCGCTTTCTGGGCGATCAATCCTGCAGTGAATGCAATCGTTCGTCGGCACAGCAGGGCTTAGGACTAACAGGGCTGGATGGCCCGGAGCGTATGAAAGAGAACCACTTCTCATAAGCAAGTTCTTGCTGTTTCAAAGCTTCGTTCCACCAATAGCCTGTTATTAGCTGCTTGGATACCAACATAATAATGTGGGTATTAGCACTGTGGATTTCCAGCAGAAGTTTTTGTGAGCTTAATTGAAAGTGTTCAAGATTGATCATGGAGTGGAACGTCAGTGGGAGACTTGTTCTTTGAACTGCTGTCGATGATCGCGGCGAGTTGCTTGCATAGTTCGTCTTGGCGATTTCTATACCGGTTTTCTAATCGAGATACTTCATCCATTTGTGCGAGCCATACTTCGTCAGAAGCGTTTTGCAAAGCTTCACATTTTTCCGCCCATGCGATTCGATAGCTTTCAATGTCCGCGAGTAGTTGTAAAAAAGATGGGGTCAGCGTGGCTGTAATTATTAGATGGCTCACATTTTGTACCAGTGAAATTTGAAAATTTAAATCCATCCTAGTTATTTTTGCAGGGGTCCGCTATTAGACCAATTGATTATTTTCTGGAGCGCGGTATAGTCATCGCTCATGGAAACAATTTGAAACATCTGTTGGTAGTTTAAGTTTTTACGAATAGCATCTTACGATGAGCTAGGCAATGCTCAATAAGTCTGGCTCATGTCCTTGCTTAAGAGGCCGATGACGATTCACTTCCAAGGGATAAAGGCTGTTTCATATGTCACTACGTAGTATGGGTATTGCTCCGCGCGCTATTCTAAGTTTCACTCTGATCGGTTTGTTTGTCCTGTTCCTCGGGATTATGAGCCTTTTCAAAATGTCAGAGCTCAAGGACAACGCCGCAGAAATTAGCGGTAACTGGTTGAAGGGGACTCGGATTCTCGGTGAGCTCGTCGATACGACTTCCCGCTTTGACTCCATGACCTACTATATTCAGCTCCATCGCTCTAAGAATGAGGTCGAGGACTCGGAGGCGCGTTTGGTTGCGATGAGTGGTAAAGTAAGTGAGCTTTTGAAGGCTTATGACGATACGGTTACTGCACCCATAGAGCAGAGTCTATTTGATGATCTCAGCAGGGCGTTTACAGGTTATCTCAATGCAATGGAAGCCATCCGTATAGCTTCGCGAAATAATCAAGAAGACAGAATTGAGAGCATCATAAATGAAGAGCTTAATAACTACTCGGCACAAATTTCCCCGCTTATGGTTAAGCTAATCGAATTGAATCGTCAGGGGGCTGATGCAGCAGTACTAAGTTCGGCGAGCTCTTACACGAAAGCTCGGAGTTTGGTGGTCGTCATATTAGTGGCTGTGGCAGTGCTTATCGTATTTCTTGCAATAGTTCTCACCAGAAGTATAGTTCGGCCCCTTGCTGAGGCAGTTAAGATTGCTGGGGATGTGGCGCTCGGTGATTTAAGCAAAATGATAGAGGTCGAGGGTAATGATGAGGTTTCACAATTGCAACAGGCTTTAAGTGCAATGCAATGCACGCTTCGCAATACAATGCATCGGATTTCCGAGTCGGCTAGTCAGTTAGCCGCCGCCGCCGAAGAGTTAAACACGGTAACTGAGTTAAGTTCTCAAGATCTTCAAAAACAGAGCAACGAAATTGACATGGCGGCAACTGCTGTAAACCAAATGACGGCAGCTGTAGAAGAGGTGGCAACGAACGCAGTCACGACATCCCACGCTTCGGAGAAATCTTCCGAGTCAGCAATCGATGGGCAGCGTCGCGTAAGTGAAACCGTCAATGTCATCACACGCATGAATGACGATATTGCTATTACTTCGGGTCAGGTTCGTCAGCTAGCCGAGCACACTCGTGAAATTGGGACGGTCCTGGAAGTTATTCGGGCCATCGCTGAGCAAACCAACCTGCTGGCACTGAATGCAGCTATCGAAGCTGCTCGAGCGGGGGAGGCGGGTAGAGGATTCGCTGTTGTTGCGGACGAGGTTCGAGCGCTCGCCCATCGTACTCAAAACTCTACTCAGGAGATCGAGGCTATGGTAGTTGTTATCCAAAGTGGCAGTTCGCAAGCAGTAAGCTCAATGGATAATAGCAGCGCTCTTGCACGAGGCGCCCTTGAAGTCGCCCAAGCAGCGGGAGATTCATTGGATGACATAACACGTACCGTGAGCGAAATTTCCCGACGCAACTTGGTTATTGCAAGCGCGTCTGAAGAGCAAGCGCAGGTCGCGAAGGAGGTCGATCGAAATTTGATAAACATTCGTGATTTGTCGATGCAAACTTCCGCCGGAGCGAATCAGACGGCGTCAGCAAGCCAAGAATTGTCGAAACTTTCCCTAGATTTGAATCACTTAGTGGGTCAGTTCAAAATCTAAATTTTTTTCAGAAAGCATCAAAATGGGCCCCACCTTTATTTAAGTGGGGCTTGTTGTGCATGCTATTGTGAAGTGCATCGAGCCTTGGTGAAGACGTAAGGTTAAAGTTTAATGACTAAAAACTCGAGCACAAGCAGGGTGTGCAGGATGCAACGCTAGACCGGCTGTTGAAGTCCACTTGAGCTCCGATTTTCACCATCCCTTTGAGCAAAGTGCCCATCGCGGTCAGATTGGCTCAAGCGGCGCAGCCGCCAGCACCGCGTGTTGTTCGACCGGAGCGCGCAAAACCCTTCTTAGTAAATGCCTTCGCCGATCACTGTTCGTGCTCCTCGCGCCGCGCCGTGGCCGCCGCCTCAAAGGTCTTGTACAAGCCTTCGATACTGGCCGCGTTCAGTACCTTGACCGTCTCCAGGCCCAGCACAAAACCGTCGGCGCGATCACTGACGCGAAACAGATCGTCCGCCGTGTGCGCCAGCGCGATTTGGTGCAGCAGTTTCAGAGTTTGCACCTCCACCGCGTTCGGCAGGTGCAGTGCCGCCAATGTATCGGCCATGCTTACTCCCATTTTCAACCGTTGGTGTTCGCCGACGGCTCAGGCGTCAGCTCGAATTGCTCGATTTTGATCAATACCCAACCACCACCCGGTTCATTGCAACTATCGAGAATTTGCCCCTGCAGCATGCGCCCATCCGGTAGCAGCACCCGCAGCAGGTTCGCCGCCTTGGGACCTTGTAGATAGTGCTGCAGTTCTATGCGGGCGCGGCCAGGGCCGGCATGGCTCAAGCGTACCGGACATTCGAACGTTGTCAGATCGACCGGTGCCTGACCCAGGTAATGGGCGATCACGGAAACCGTGGCCAACCCCTCATAAACATCAGACATGCACAGTGTTCCCTGTTTGAAGAAGTGGCCCGTATGCATCGACCAGACAGTGAGGGAATGGTAGACCAGCATAGTAGGGAGTGGTTTCCACGCTACCAACAAAAGGCCCCCACACCGGGGCCGGATGTGGGGGCCGATTGAACATAGGCTGGAATTCAATGAACAGGTCATTAAGGCCGCTATCGGCCAATAGCTGCCTCTCATTTCAGCAGCAATGGGCAGGTGAAGACTGCATCTTATGACTGAGTACGGGTGCAATTCAGAGGGGGCATTTCTTCATTGAGAGCCGTAGTCGTTGCCATTCATTCCAGCAGTCCTCGGCGACTAAGTCCCGGAACCCACGTTCGTTCTCCATATCCAGGGCGACGTCGAATGGAACTGCAACACACGTCGCGTGATCACGAATTTTGAGTGCCTCGGACTCTGTAAGTGGGGAGCCTTTGTTCGTTTCGGCGCTTTGCAAAGCCACCGAAAGCGCCGGAATGAATACAACGCAAAGCTGTTCCGTCATCTGTTGCTTGCCTCAATTGTGCGAGAAGGCCGAAAGATTACGCTGGTCGCTTAATCACGGCTATTGGCCAGAAGCTGCCTCCCAGGCAGCGAACCGTGAATGGTCACTCGTCAAACAAGGTCCAGCCATGACAAATGCCGGCAAAGTCTTTTGCCGTAAAAAATAATGTCAGTTCCTTTGGGTCAAATTCTTTGTAGAGCCAATGCCCAGGAATGGGGCCTCTCGTTATCGCGTATTCCAAGCGGTATTTTTGAACAGGTCCAAAACCGAAGGATCGTGAATTCAACTCAAACCTGTCACCTCTGTTGAGCGCCCATAGCTTTTCAACAAGGCAGTCATCAAGCACCACCTCTCCCGCTACCTCAATCAGATACTTTGAATGAAGTTTCTGTTGAAGCCTAACGCTTCTGGCCATGCATCAACCTACCTATGAACAGTCCGAGCATCGGCGCAATAATACTTGAACATGATGACGACCGCTTTGGGTTGGAAAAAAGTGCGTTGAGCGTCCGCTTTTGGCCGATTGCAGCCAACCAGGACGCCCCTAGCGCTGCCGTAGCCGCATGATCGCACCTGTAATCGCCGTTGCGTTTATATCCAGTGTTTCCAAAGCTGCAACGGCATTATCGGCAACAACGTCTGCGCCAGCCCCTGAAATCCAATGGCTAATCTCTTCAATCGCCGCCGCCAGGGCATGCTGGTTATGCAGGAGCAATGTCAGAGCATCTGCCGTAGCAATGTTGGAGTCTGAGTCATATGGCATGGAAGTCGTCCTTGTACCTAAGTTTGGAGAAGCCTAGTTCATCAGATGGATGATGAAGGCAGTGATACATTCAGCAGGCACTATTTACGCACCGATATAGTGCGCCAGTCCCATCTCAGTCCCATATGGCCTTTTTTCAGACATCACAAACCACAAACCCCCGACTTTCTCTAGGAAAATCAGGGGCTTGCGTTTACTGAATGTGGCGGTGAAGGAGAGATTCGAACTCAAAAATTAATATGGTGCCAAAGGTGCTGAACTAAACGACACGAAAAGCGCCGACCCTCAGCCTGCCTCAAACCGTCTTATTGACAGTATCAGCAGTGCCCAGATTGGAGCCGGAAGCGCTTGTTTAAAAATTGCTAAAGAGATGGGATGAAAAAGCGGGATCGTCGAATGAATAAGTTTTGCTGGTACGCAACTGGTACAGGCTCTTTTAAGGTGCAGCTTAGGCCTTTATTTTACGGGGGCGTGCAGATCAGTGCGTCCAATCCATCATCGGGGCGACGGAGAAGCGGCGGGAGAGTGTGACGGGTTGTAGGGACATGTGAGGAATCTGGATCAAGAAGGCGAAGGCGCAAGAGTTTATCAGGTCTGCGAACAGGCAAAGGTTTGCGAGGCGCTGTTTGTGGTTTGAACTGGGCTCCGACGCGCTCGGCCTGATGGGAGGAAGTGTATTTCTGCCTGTTTTCTGTCCTTCAGTATGCGTTTAAACGATTGCGCAGGCGCTTGTTTAAATCTGACTGGTGAAAGTTATCCGAAGCCTACCTTGTCTTGCGCCTCCCCCTACACCTAAGACAGAATCCGCCGGCTTGTGCGTCTAGCCTGCGGGTTTTATCGTCTCCGGGTCACTGAAAACAGTGATCGGGTTTGGTAGCCCGTTCCGTCAGAAGCACAAGACTACTGTCTTGCGATGACGTTTCTCGTCTTCGTTTTATGGTGGTCATGCGCGGGGCGTCTTCGGATGCGCCGGGGTTCCTGACGACCGGTCTACCAACCTGCGTATGGCCTCCACCCTTCGTTTGGTAGCGAGAGTGATGGCTCCTTTTCGTTAATCCGTCAGGAGTTACACCATGTTCAAACCAACACCCAACCCGCCAGAAACCGACCCCGCATCCCCCTACGAATCCGCCAATTCCAAAAAACTCCACGAAGCCGCCGAGCGCGCGCTTGATCACTATCTCCTTCCCGCCAGCCTAATCAGGGCCAGCACCGATGCGCCCGAACGCATGTACCTCGCCAATCCGAAGTACGACATGGAATCCCTGTTGGCCAATGCCTGCGAAACCCTGGGTTCTGCCTCCGAAATGCTCAACAACTTTGCCGCGACGCTGGATAACTCGCGCCGCAAATCTGCGCTAGGCATTGCGCAGGTGGTGATGTTGGCGGAGTTGGCGGTGAATCAGGCGTTGGATAAGGTTGAAATCAAGCCGTAAACCCGTGTCCCTCTGTGGCATGCGGCACGCCGTTGCTGCAGAGGGGCGGGGTTCTGCATTGACATTTTCATCGTCTTTTCACGCCGATAGCGATGTGCCACAAATCATGATGGCAATGCGTCATCACGCCACTCAAAAAGTTCAACGATTATACAAAAATATAAAGTTGTACAAGTTTTCGCAAAATTAATAGCATCCCTCCAGACACCTTTGCTGAAACGATAAATCCAGCGTGCAGATGCTCTGTTTGCGACGTGAAGGGTTTGTCTGCCGGTGCTCGCGTCGGGTCTTTTTCGACGCTTCAACAGCATCGGCATTTGCATTTCCGGGACAGCTGGAGCGTCCCGTATTACGCCTTGGATGACGACCCCCGAATGTCTGGACGGTGACTGTGGTTACCGGAGATCAATTTTTTTGTGCCTGGCGTTTCGCGTCAGGACGTTTGAGGCTGAATATGGCAGTAGCATCGAATTTCCTCGGTGACATCAAAGTTTCCCGCAAGCTGGGAACCGGCTTCGGCATTCTTCTGCTGGCCGTTTTGGCGGTTGCCTTCATTGGCTATAACAGCAACAGCGTGCTGGTTGATCGCTTGAGTACGACGCGTCTGATCGGCACGTTGAATGACGCTACGCAAAATATGCGTCTGTCCGAGAAACAGTACGAAGCCGCCGCTGACGCAGCGTTCGCCGAGTCCTATAACGCTCAGTTGAATGTCTTGCAGGGCCTTGTGGGCAAGGCGCTGGACACCTTGACCCGCGCTGAAAACCAGCAAGCTTTGAAGGCTTTGCAAACCACGATTGTTGCCTACGACCAGAAGGTCAAACGGCTGATCGCTGCCGATCAGTCGACCACCGATGCGCTGAAACCGCTGACGGCGCTGTCGGACAAGTACGCGCAAACTTTTGCCGGCATGCTTGAAGGCACCACAACCAGTGCACTGGCGTCTGCCGATGGTGAACGCGTTCGGGAGCTGCGCACGGTGGCCGATTTGCGCAATGGCATGACCACGTTTCGCCTGATGTTGCGTCGTTACATTGCGGTGCCCAACGACGTGAACAAAAAACTGCTGATGGAAACCATCGATACCTTCTTGAGTGATATCAGCAAGGCGCGCACCAGCCTTCCGACGGCGCTGTCGAGCCAACTGGAAGAAGCCCACGCCGGCATGCGGCGTTATCGCGAAGTACTGGTGGAAGTGGCCGGGCTGTTTGAGCAGAAGCAGAACATGCGCGAGCAGGTCGACCAGGAAAGCAAGGCGATGGACAAGATCATGAGTGGCCTGATGGACACCCAGCAGCGCCTTGCACATGAGGATCAGCATTCGGCTTTTATTCAGATGGCGGTATTGACTGCGTTGGCGCTGGTGATCGGGCTGTTGGCTTCGGTGGTCATCTCGCGCCAGATCACTGCGCCGCTAGCGCTGACGGTTGATCTGGCACGACGGATTGCCAAAGGCGACCTGACGGTACAGGCCAGGTCTGCGCGCAAAGATGAGTTGGGCGATCTGCAAAATGCGATGCAGGAGATGGCGCAGAACCTGAACACGCTGGTGCAAGGTATCGGCAATGGCGTCACGCAGATTTCCACCTCTGCGGAAAAGCTCTCGGCCATGAGCGAGCAGACCAGCGCGGGTGTGCGTCAGCAAAAGAGCGAGGTCGATCAGGTCGCCACGGCGATGCACGAAATGGCTTCGACGGTGCAGGAAGTTGCGCGTAACACCACCGATGCCTCAGCTGCCGCGACCCTCGCCGATCAGCAGGCGCGCCATGGCAGCACGGTGGTGAAGCAGGCGACGGTGCAGATCAGCGAACTTGCCATGGCCATTGAAGAGTTGGGCGGTGCGATGAATGTGCTGACTCAGGACAGCGAGCAGATCGGCAAAGTCATCGATGTGATCAAAGCCGTCGCCGAGCAGACCAATCTGCTCGCGTTGAACGCCGCTATCGAAGCCGCGCGGGCGGGTGAGCAGGGTCGTGGTTTTGCTGTGGTAGCAGACGAAGTGCGCTCGCTGGCACAGCGCACGCAGGACTCGACCAAGGAAATCGAAGCGCTGATCGTCACCCTGCAACAAGGCACGCAAGCGGCCGCGACGCTGATGACCTCAAGCCGCGAGCGCACCCTCGATACGGTGGTACTGGCGCAGAAGGCCGAATTGGCGATTACCGAGATCAATCAGTCCATCGGTACGATCCAGGAGATGAGTCTGCAGATCTCGGCCGCCGCCGAGCAGCAAAGTGCCGTGGCCGACGAAATCAACCGCAGCATTGTCAGTGTGCGTGATGTGGCTGACCAGTCGGCTGTCGCCAGCGAAGAAAGTGCGGCGGCGACGATCGAATTGGCGTCCCTGGGGCAGGACCTGCAGCGAATGACCGCGCATTTCCGCACCTGA